GATATTTTATGGCGCACCAACCAGCACCGTGCAATGTCCACACTGCGGAAAAACGATGACCGTGCCGAAAGACTGGAAAGGAATGATATAAGCGTAGACGTTGAATCCTAACCATCCAAACCGCTTCTAGAACAGTCCTTTCTCAATTAATTGTTAGCGGTTCAACGGCGCAAAACCATGCCAGAAGAAATTTGGACTTGCACAAAATGCGGCGCAGTCAACCTGCGGTTAACATGGAAATGTAGAATATGCGGGGAAGAAAATGTCCATCCTAATCCCTGAACCTGAAACAGTCAGTATAGACCAGTTAAAAGTGGATGGGCAAAACCCAAACAAAATGACGGACAGGCAACTGAAAAGCCTTGCAGAGAGCATACAGCGTTTCGGCTTCATCGTGCCAATAATCACAAACAAAGACCTGCTCATAGCTGACGGAGAGCAAAGGTGGATAATCGCTAAAAGCCTGGGCATGAAGCAGGTTAGCGTGATTAGGCTTCCAGTCGAAGACGTGGACAGACGCCTGCTAAGACAAGTGTTGAATAAGCTTCGTGGCGAGCATGAACTGTTGGCTGATGCTTACGAGTTTGAACGCATAATACAAGCCGGACATGAGGAAGACCTAAAACATTTCTTAGATTTATCAGATTCACAGCTTGAACGGTATTTAAGCGAGATTCACGAGCCAAAACCTGAAGACTATGAAATTCCCGAAATAGACAAAATCAAAACAGACATCAAAAGAGGCGACATTTACCAACTTGGCAATCACCGTTTGATGTGTGGAGACGCAACCAACAAACAAGACGTAGAAACCTTGATGAATGGGCAAAAAGCAGACATGGTATTCACAGACCCGCCGTACCGATTGTTAAGCCCAACATTTGGGCATAGCGGGCAAGAAAAATATGAAAGCGTTGATTCTGATAAAGTCTTTAACTATGACCAATGGATACCAAATGTTGATTTTGCCACCAAAGATGATGCTAATATATTAATCTTTGAGTATTGGCATAATGTTGTTCCTTTATGGAAAGAAATGGAGAAACATTTTCGGATTACAAATATGATTATCTGGCACGCACTCAATCGATGGAATCACGCTAACAGGAAATTCATTAATAGATATGACATTGTTCTTTATGGAGCCAAGGGCAAATATTATTTTGACCAAAAAGGCTTTCATAATCGTTTAGATGATATTCTCGGTGCTCCAGTTAACACAAACATAAAGACTAGTCAAAATGTAGTGCGAGGTACAAAGCCTTTAGAATTTCTTAAACCATACATTTCAATTTTATCTCATAATTCTCATGTAATTTTGGATTTGTTTGGTGGTTCTGGTTCTACCCTCATCGCCTGCCAGCAAACAGGCAGAACATGCTACATGATGGAAATAGAACCCCGCTACTGCCAAGTCATCATAAACCGTTGGGAAGCTTACACAAAGCAAAAATCAGTAAAAATCAGTGAAAATAATGTACCCCAAAACAATAACTGAAAAAATAGTCGAATATTGGGCATTAGGATTTAGTGCAGAGGAAACACGCAAAGCTCTTGAGGAAACACAGGGCAAGAAAGCTTGTTTAGACACAATCTATAGACATCGGCATAGCCTAACTGCACAAAACCTAATAGATGAACTCATACGGAGGCAAGAACGGGCAATCTTTAAAGCGGATACTGATATGCCTGAGGTTGGAATGAAGTATCGAAATGAACTTCTCAAAATCTTGTTACCACAGAAAATTGAAGCAGTAAGTTATGAAAAAATAGATGAGAACGTGACGGTTAATGTCACAGAAAACGAAGATGAAATCTTATCCAAGGCAAGTGCTATACTTGCCCGAAAGGACAGATTTAATAAAATTCACTGAGGCATTGGGTTATGTCAATGCACCTTTTCACGTTGAATGGTACAACTACCTGCAAAATACGTTCAGTCCATTTAAAGCTGAACCAGAAAAAGAAAAACGGTTTCTACTCTTATGGCCTAGAGGACACGCCAAAACTGAAACTACAACCATTAACTATACCAGTTGGCTTGTCGGAGACTACCCAGACATTCACATTAACATTGTCACCAAAACCGCAAGCCTCGCAGAAGAAATCTTAACAGCATTAATAACACGTTTCGAATCAGACGAAACTTTCAGAACCATTTTCGGAAATTTGAAACCGCAAAACGCTAAAAAATGGACAAGCCAAGAATTGATAGTGGCCCGCGGTGAAATCAGCAAAAACCCAACGTTGAAAGCGACAGGATTAATGGGGCCTATAACAGGCGGACGCAGCGACTTAATCATCTGCGACGACATCATAGACGAAGAAAACGTTAGAACATCACTCCAACTCGAAAAAGTGAACACTTGGTTTAACAAAGTCTTAATTCCAACACTGTATCCTTGGGGCGGCATAATCGCTATTGGCACTCGTTGGAGTTACGCTGACATCTATGCCGGGCTACTATCTAAATGGCCGCACGACATTAAACAAGCCATTCAACAAGACGGATCAGCCTTATGGCCTGAATATTGGAGTCTACAAAAACTTGAAGAACGCAGAAACGAAATAGGCACAATCTTCTTCAACTGTCAATACCAGAATGATCCTACGAGCATGCAGGGTGACTTGCTCAAAAGCGAATGGCTGCACTCTTGGGAACAGCAACCATCACCAAACATGATTAAATACGCTGGAGTCGACCCAGCCCTAGGCGAAGGCGACTTACAAGGCATAGCCACAATATCTTACGACTCAACAAACAAGCAAGCCTACTTAGAAGACGTGTGGGCAGAAAGAACTTCGTTTCCAGCCTTTCTACAGAAGATTCAGCAGTTGCACGCCTTGCATCACTATGCCAAAATTTTCATTGAGTCTAACGCTTTCCAAAAAGTCTTAACCTACGTGAATGAACTACGATGTTTACCTATAGTTCCAACACCGACAGTTCACGATAAAGAACAACGTTTCATTGCCATGAGTAGCCATTTTGAATCTAAACGGATATTGGTTAATCCGTTGTTGGATAGGCGAAGCGAGTTTTGGAATGAATGGGTTCAGTTTCCACGTGGGCAACATGATGATGCTTTAGACAGTGTTGAAATTGTTGTGCGTAATGTGATTGGGAAACCAATTGATATTCACGCTTGGGAACTTGGATAAAAATGAGCGACAAAAAAGAAAAATCTACTCTATTTGAACGATTTACTTCATGGCAGATTCGTTTCCGACGCAGAAGCCATCTGCAAACATTCCTAGCCACGCTTTCCGAAGTGGAACTGTTCAAACTCTTAATTAAAAGTCAACCATGCCCCGGTTGCGGACAAAAAGAGCACAGTCTGGAATTGCAAAAGTTTGTGCGGAATCCTAAAGGTTGGGACGCCGAAGTTAGCTGTGGCAACTGCAACTTTCACGGAATCATCAACAGTGAAGGATTCGACTTTAAACAAATAAGCAGCAAAGGAAAAGCAAGAGAATGAAAGCCCAAAATTGTATTAATATGATTATGCAAGTACGCCAAATTGGCGAAATTGAAGCTACAAAACTTTTCAATATTCTGTTAAATACTCCACAATTTCGAGTTGCGGTAATTACTGATGATAATTGGACTATTGGCGAAACTCTATTTCATTATAGTTTGAAGTATGACCCTCAATGGAAATGGTATCGGGATAAGCAGAAATTGGAAGAGAGATTGATTAAAGAAGAGATTGACCGCTTGCGCAAGGAATATCCACAAAATCAATATGAGTCAGATAGTGACTTAAGGCATATAGCCATTAAAAACTTAGTCGCTCGAAAAGAGAAATTTGAAAGGCTGATTGCGAAGGAATTAATTAATGAGTGTTAATCGTTTTGGCTTAAAACGCATAGGCTTAGCCACCACCGTACCAACAGGCAGAGGAATCTGGATTCCACAGGCTGGAGCAGGCGGCGGAGCCGAATTCGGCGCACAAATCCATGATGAAGACCGCACTTTTGCGATAACACGTGAACCTGTAGCCCACAGAATAGTTTTCACCGTGGCACACGACATTTTTGACAACTGGTTCAAACTGGAACTAGAAGGCAAAGAACAAGACGAAGCTTTTGACAAGCAAGTGCAAACGGAACTTTCAAGGCTAAAAGCAAAACGAGAACTCATGCAAATGGCAGTGTTTGAA